ACTCGAAGCCGAGGAACAGGCCGCTTCCGCAGACGCCGTCGCCTGATCCGCAATCGGCCCCGCACACTCAATCAGACACGAACCTGCGTGCCCCAGCTCAGCACGAACGTGGGTGCCCCATACCGATAATATCCAGTAAATAGCTAATTTCTAAGGCCCTTGCAAAAGGGCCGTTTTATTTTGTGCTACTTTTGTGCTTGACACCGGGACACGACAACGGTACTTTTAACGTGTACCTGAAACGGGATATTAGAAAGGGACACGAAAAGAGGACACGATGGACCGCCCGGTTGTCACGATCTTTGTTCGCCACTCCGCTACCTGCAAGCAGACAGATGAGCAGTACAAGCGCTGCACATGCCGGAAACACTTCCGTTGGTCTACCGGGCAGGGAGCGCAGCTCAAACAGTTCCGGCAGGCTGCGGGCACTCGCTCTTGGGCAGAGGCAGAGCAGCTCAAACGCAAGCTTGAGGACCAACTCGCGGGCGAATGTGTTGAACCGGCCAACGAACCTAAGCCCATCGCGGAGGCGGTTGCCTCATTCCTAGAAGAGAAACGAGTACGAAACATATCCAAGACCGTACAGCAGACATACGCGCTGGAGCTGGCCCGGTTGCAAAGCTTCTGCAACGCTGCCGGTGTTTATCACTGCCAGAGCATAACCCGGGAGCTGCTGACATCCTTCTGTGCGACGTGGCCGGACTTTTACAAGAGCAGCTATACACGCTTCCGCGTCCGTGAGCGGCTCCAGGGCTTCATCAAGTTCTGTTATGACTCGGAATGGATGCGGCGGAAGCTGCCACTACCTCAGATGACCATTGACGAACCACCCACAATGCCACTCACCCCGGATGAGTTTGACCGGCTGCTCGCGGGCGTCAACGTCCTTGATGATGAAGTGGACCGCAAGCGGCTACGGTCGTTATTCCTTCTGATGCGTTGGACCGGTTTAGCCATCCGGGACGCCTTAACAATCGAGCGGGCCGAGTTCCACAAGGACGAAGCCAAAGGAATTTACCGCGTGGTGACGGAGCGGCAGAAGACCGGGACGCACGTTTCCGTCCCTTTGCACCCGGCCATAGCGGAAGAGATTCTCGCTACCCCGCAGAAAACATTGAATGCCCGGTACGTGTTTTGGGACGGCTCAGACGGTGCCCGCTTCGCCAACCGGTTCTATGAGCGGTACGTCACCAAGGCGTTTAAGGCTGCCGGAATCGTCTCTTTGGGTAACATGAAGTCGCACCGGCTCCGGGATACCTTCGCCGTAGACCTTTTGGAGAAGGGTGTCCCAATGGAGGAAGTCTCTAAGCTGTTGGGGCACGAATCCATCCGCACTACTGAAAAGCACTATGCCAAGTGGGTCAAAGGCCGTCAAGACCGGCTTGACACGCTTGTCATGCAAACATGGGCCGCATAGCAGCGGCACATAGAAAGGAAAGACAATGAAGCTGACACGCAAGTTTTACAGCCGATACAATGAGGCAACTAAGCACATGGCCGCCGTCCTCAACATCTCACATAGCTACAGCCGGACGGGCCCCTGTGGAAGAGCCGGAGTCTCAAACCACGGAAGTATCGCGCATTACTACGGAGGACACATGACTAGGTGGACAACTACCTACCCAACAGCACCGGGCTTTTATTGGTTTCGTGGAATCAAGGGCACGGCTAACGGAGGCGGATTTAACGATCCGGAGATTGTTGAGATACGGGCCGGGGACAGACCAATTGTCCTGTACATGGGGACAGAGGACATGGATTGGGCATGCGGGGATTATGAGTGCATTGAAGGGGAGTTTTGGCCTGTGCCGCTTTCACCACCCGTTGTATAATGCCGGGCATGGACCTCAAGAAGATTCAGCCAAGCATTGACGCGCTCAATGCGGAGATTCAGCGGTTGACCTCCGCCCGTGACACGCTCCGGGCTCTTGCCGGGCCGGGTGCCGCGCCAAAAGCAAAACAGCCCACCAATTCCAATGCGCGGAGTATCGCGCAACGGAAGAGGTGGGCTGAGCAAAAACGCAAACAGCGGGAAGCCGCTGCCAAGAAAGGGACCAAATGACACGCATCGTTACTGTTTGCACTTTGCTCTCTGTGTTGTGCTTAGCCGGTTGCGAGTCTCGGGCTGATAAAGACAAACTAGCGGCGGCTGAGACGGCTTTCCACACGACGCTCCGCAAGCAGCAAAACAATCTGGACGACCGCATATTAGTGTCCCGGGCATACCGGAGCCGTAAGCGCTGTATATCTGCCGGGTATGTGTGGCAGTTTGGTACGTGCAAAGTTAAACCTTGACTCGCCTGATTTTCTTATCCGCTTTGGCTTGCTGCTCGGCCTTATCTTCAGCCCTCCCCCGTACCTCATCCTTAAGCTTCGGGCCGTGGTAGCTGAAGTCTCCCGGCTCATTGACATTCCAAGCGGACACCCAAGCCCGTTCTAACGCCTTCGGGACGTACTTCCGCTTGGTGTTATCCCAAGCCCATCTAGGGACCGGAATCTCAATCTGTGCCCATCCCTTTTTACTCCCCTTGATGGGCAGCGCCCGTATGATGCCGTAATGCCATCCGCCGGACCAATAGCGTTCACCGTGGCCGCCCTCTAGGTAAAAAGTGGTAGCCTGTCCCACCTCTTTGGCCCACGGACGCCTTGGAGGTGCCACAGAAGCCCGGCGCGGTGCCTTTTGGCTAGGTGTCCCGTCTGTCTCTCCACCCGAGAAAGACCGGGTGCCGTGGCTTGTCTTTCGCACCGGAGGGGAAATGCTTGTATTTCGCAAAGCGGCCTTCAAGGGCCGTCTTATAGACCCACCTTCCGCCAAGTGGCCTTGGTCTTTGGAGCTGCGTGTTTTGGCCCGGGAAGTATTGGAATCTTTCCTCTGCCGTGAAGCCCGTACCGATTTCAAATTCCACCCCTGTCTTACAGTCCCGGACAACTAACGTGCCCATCACACCGGCACCCACAAGCCCGGCTTTCTTGTGACTCCGGGCCGTCCGCCCTAGTTCGTTCGTCTTGGCCTCATTGCTGTTGTGCATCTGCTCGGTGATTCCGATTACTTCCGCTTCACCGTCAACGAAACGCTTGATCTTGAGTAAGTACCCTTCGCGGGCCGTGCTCCGCGCGTGCTTGTATGGGCTGCCGGGCTTGCGGGCAATCACGCCCTCATATCCCATGCCCACCCACTTGGCCTCATACGCAAGCAGCTCTTCAAGGCTGTACACGGTGACTTGCGGGACAAGAGCCACGCCCGCACGCCAAGGTGTCCAGTCTCCAAAGAGCAGCTCCAGGTGAGCGTGCCGCTCTTCCCATGGCCGGTCTTCCTGTATGTCAAAGATGTGGAGGACAAGACCGTCAATTGGCTTGTCATCAGACATCACCATGCTGACGGTCTTTCTGTACACATCCTTGGCGCATGGGTCACCGGCCAACAGCTCACCGTCAATGCCCGTGGGCAAGTCTGCCAACAGCTCTTGCACACGGACATTGGGGATGGGCTTGAGGGAGCGGGCGAGGACGCACTCATCAGACTTGATGGCACGCACGCCGTCCAGCTTGGGCGAGATGACACACGGGAAGTGCAGCTTGTTAAGGCCGCCGCAATCAACGGCTAGCATTGGTTTGTGGTTCATTAGACCCTTCCGTAGTGCGGGCGAAAACTCCGGCGGACTTCTGCCGGGTCCGCGAGCGGTTGCCAGTGGGAAATAATTGCGGAGGCTTCCTCCGTGCTTAACTCCCAACCGCGTTTAGCAAGATGCAGCGCACGTCCCAATGCAGTTAGCTTTCCCGCATCTTTCTCTTGGGACATAAACCGGAGTGTTTTGCTTAAGCAGTCTCCCCGGAAGCCCTCAACAGCCCAACCAAGCCAACAGCCGAGACCGCCCCACCAGATACCGGCGCAACACGCTCTAAAATCAAACTGACTGATGAGGGCTTGCGCGTCTGCATACTCTTTGTAGTAGACATACTGGACGGGCAGCCCTAGCGTCTGGACGGTGTAGGCAAAGAGAGTCTTAGGCACGTGGAGGAATGGTCCGGCAAACTCACGTGACAGGCGCTCCGCTTGCTCGGCACTGTGGCAGAAAATGTCAACATCCTTCACGGGCACACCGGCAACGGTGTCCCTAATGATGCCGCCCGCTATTACAACGTCTTCCCGGGCTACTTGGTCTAGGACCACTTTGGGGACATGTTGGAGGCTCCGGGTTATTTCATCTGGCGTCAAGCGTTCAAAATTCATCGGACAGACAACCTCGCAATTACGCGCTCATAAACCGCGCGTGGAATCCTGATAGAGCGGTATCTCCGCTTGTGCATCGCTTCGGGGCGGCCTAACACAATGACCCCGCGCTCGTTCTCAAACAGCCGGATGATTGTCCGCCGGGAAAAGCCGGTCAACGCCGTTACGTCATCCACGGATAGCGCGGGCTTCTCTAAAACATTTGACATACTGCCGCTCCTGTAGCCGCTCCAACCGCCGCGCCTTCCGCCGATTTAGTAAGGCCGCCCAAGGCACCACCAGCGGCGGAGCAGCCCACCACCTTTGCCGCGCCTAGGAAGCGATGCAGAAACGAGGGCTTCTTTCTCAAGGCGGCTATCTCGGTGTCCTTCTGCACGTCAATCTGCTTTTGCAAGTCAAGCTGCTTTTGCTCGGCTGCGAGGTTCACGGCGCACTGCTCGCACTGATTAGCCCCTTTAAACAAATCCAACGAATTTACCGAGACGTTAGGCGAGTCCGGCAGAGCTGCTAAGTCCGGCAAGACCGCTTTCACCTGCGGGTCCGATTGCAGCGCTTGTACTGCTTGCGGCGCTGTTTGCACTGAGGCGGCCCGCTCTTGGAGGACAACCACTTCTTTGGCTGCTTGGGTTTGTACGGCTGTCTGTTGCTTCTGCAAGCTGTCAATGGCTGTCTGGGCGGCCTTTACCTGCGCGTCTGCTTGCATCCGGGCATCGTGCTCTTGGAGATACAGACGGCCTCCAAAAACTAAGGCCACGGCAATTACCAGGGCCTCAACGTGCTTACCTGCGTTCGCTTTCAACCACTCAATCATTTTTCATACCTCTTACCTTCGTGGCCGTCCGCTGCCAAAATAAGACCGGGTGCCCACACGGGCGTCCGGCTCATGTAGCCGATTAGCCTATCCAGCGCGGTTACATCGGACTCATTGGCTTCATTGAGCAGCTCGTCATGCGTGTGCCCAATTGTGACCATGCCGTCCTTTGGCTCTTCGTCCTCAACCGCAATCATGGCGTCCACAAGACAGTCCCGGGCAATCGCCTGTACGATGTTTTCGCAAATGCGCCCGCCGTACGTGTGGACTACGCCCCAATTGCCGCGCTCGGTTTCATACCCTAGAATCAGCTTCTTTCCGCCGCGCGGTGTCCTCTCGGTGCGTGCGTATGCGTTGGGGTATACCAACTCTCGCCCGCTCGGGAGGACAATACGCAGTGCGGGGTCTTGCCAACGAACCACAAGCTTGCAGCCAAGAGACGATTCAATGTACTGATTCCGTCTCTTAAGACACGCGCCCGCATATGCTTCCTCAAGGTAGTACCACCACTGCGCTACCTCCATAAACGTTTCGCGGAACGCATCCACTTGGGCTTGCGCCCGTTCTTGCGAAAGGTCTATGCCCATCATTTCCGCGTAGCGCCACAGCCCCGTCTTTTGCGGCATACCGGGCAGGACATCTTTACCGCAACATGGACACACCGTTTCCGTGACTTCTGGCTTGACGTTCCAAACGTACTTGCACGCGCATTTGCACTTGCGGATGAGCTGACCGCCTCCAAGCCCAAAGCCCGCGCCTAGCGTGGCCGGTTTGGCTTGCTGCCGCATCTCGACTGTAACGTCCGAGTAGTCACAGCCCTCCATGCGTGAGGCGAAGTCTATGTAAGGGTCTCTGCCCTCTCTGTAAACCTGCATCATGGCTTCGCAGCCGGATGCCCAAGCCAACACCCGATTCTCTACGCTCTTAAAATCCGCAAGAACAATTTTCTTTCCTTCGGGAGCCATTAGCAGCGGACGCAACGCCAGTGAGAGCGCGTCAAGATCGAGGACAGCGCGGCCTTCCTCTAGCATTTTGAGGACAGCGGCAACCATCGCTTTCTCTTCTTTGGTGCGGGCCGCCTTCAGGTTTTGAAGCTGCGCTCCGCGTCCCGCCCATCTGCCGGTGTGCGCCTTGTAAAACGAGTATTGAAACCGGAGCCGGTCATCGGGGGAAAGCAGCTCAAGAATCTTAGGCAGCTTTTTGATGGATGACTTGGCCCCGGCCAGCCTAAGCCGCAATGCTTGGCGTGCTTCGTTATTCATCTTCGTCTGTCTCGCCGTCCGGCTCTTCTTTGAGGGCCTTCAATACCAACTCTTTGCTGAGTCCGCCGTATGGATAGTCGCGTTCTTTCAGCCACGCAAGCAATTGAGCCGGTGAGTTGGGATTGTCCAGCCCGGTTAGCTCTTTCAGCCGTTCGTACTCGCGGACTTGCAACCGCTGCGCCTCCGCCCATGCCCGCTCTGTGGTCTTGCGGTCCATAGGCATCCCGCGTTCGTTAATGCGTTGGTCTATCTGCCAAGCCCGCAGCTCGCGGGGAGGGAAGTCATACCGCGCCATGATCCATTGAAGGATTGCGCGGGTGGAGTAAACGTCCCGTTTGCAGTAATCACAGAAGGCGGCCCAATCTTCGGGGTCTGTGTCTCTGTTGTGCGGTTCTCCGCTTTTGCTCGGCTTGCAGAATTTGTTGATGAGCACCGTTTCTTTGCTCGTGGCTTCCTCTGCGTCTGCGAAGAACGGCGTCTTAACTGCGCTCTTCAACCCCGCAGGCAGCCCCGCGTACAGCGAATAGACCATTGCGTCTATCCACTTAAAGCGGACGTGCCACACGGCCCGCGTGAGATTGTTTTCAAAGCCCACATTCCACGCAACGCACGTTTCTTTACGCATCCGCGCAATGAGCTGGACGAGCGGGCCTTTGCCGTCTGACTCTTCCCACAGCTCAACCGGCCCGGTTTCACCCGCGTACGCACACATCAAAATCCGCGTGCTCGGATGGTTGGCGTATTGATCTAAGGACGTGGCCTTGATGTCTAATTCACTGAATGTTTCCAAGTCCGCGTAAAGCACGGAGCCTCCCGTAAAGCTGAATTGCCTGCGCTTTACAGTCGTCTACCGTTGCGGCTTTGATGTGGTAGTCCCAACCCGTATAGCTATCTAACTCAGCTTCGCTCGGGTGCTCATGGACGTTGACATCAGGATTGCCAATGCGGGTAACTTTGACTACAACCCCACCCAACTGGTGGATAAAGTCCGTTTCGTTGGGAAAGCGGACATCTGTGATGAGTGCCAATTCGGGGTTGTGCGCCTCCAGCGTTTTGCGGAGACGCTTTACCCAATAATCCGGGTCTTTTGCCCGTCTAAAGTCCGTCCCCCACCACTGCAAGAGCGAGCGGGGTTTTGGCTCTTCACACTGCACCCATTCAGGCATGAAGCGTTCAGCCTTCCACGCCCGAATGAGTTCAAATTGGCTTCCATACTTAGCGCAGAGGACACGGACTTCGTGCTTCAATGCATCCGCAAAGGCGTAGATGTGTACATCGGTGTCAAGCGGGCACGCCTCCAAAACAGCTTGCGCGGCAGTATTCTTCCCCTGCCGCGCTCTGTGTCCGAATCCGATGATTAGCACTTATGGCCTCCCGAATTGCTTACCGCCGTACGCAAAGCGGCCATTGATGACCGTCACCGGGTAATGCGTGAAATACCCGCGCCCGTAAAACTCGGTGATGCCAATCTGATTCACCCACCCCGTTGGGGCCTTCTTTAGGTAGTGGTGATCCAAGCGGCCAACACAGCCCATGCTGTACGCCTGATAGCGCCACTTTGTACCGTGAGGCAGCGTCTTTGTTGCGGATGCCGCCGTGTGCCCGTGGCCGAACACCATGTTCGAGACGTAAATGTCCAATGCCTTTTGACAAGCACGTGCGCCCGTGCCCGGGAGGACATCGCCGTGGAGGTAATCCAAATGGCCGAACGTGTACATTCCGCCTTGCGGGAAGACTTTCCAGCCGCGCTCTTTCAAGCGCAGATACACAGGGAAGTCCAACAGCCCGTCTAGCTCCGGCTGCTCTTCGATGAGCTGTGTTGCCCAATCTTCGTGGTTGCCGGTAAGCCACACCTTGATAGCGTCCTTCGGGAGCAGCTTTTCAAACGGCGTCAACACCTTAGAATCGAAGGTGTCTAAGTCCTTTTTCATTTGGCCGCGCGGACGAAACAGCGGCTTGCTCTTGGTATGGCGGCTGATGGGGCCACAGTCCAGGTTGTCTCCGCCCAGGATGCCGATGTCCACACGTTCCCGCTTCATAAAATCGAACGCTGCATTCAACGTGGGTCTGTCCGCCAAGGGCCAATGAATATCAAAGAGACTAAGCGCTCTTTTTATTGGGGTCATTCGGCTGTCGCCTCCGCTTGTATTTGTTCTTTCCATCTGGACGTAAGGCCATCCGGGACACATCCTTTAGGCAACAGCCTGCCTGCTACTTCCCTGTAGGCTTCATCTCCAAACATCCACTTGCGCGAATCGGGCCACGGCTTTTCAATGCCGTACTCGCGCAACGCAAGGATCAATTCGCACGCGGTATAAACTCCGCTCATCGTGCGGTCCACTTCTGCCGGGCCGATGTACGGCAAGTGCAGCGGCAAATAAGTGGGCTTGTGCTCTTTGTCCTTCCGGTCAAAGATCACGTGATATGTAAACAACCCGGTTGGTGCGTCAAACTCGCGCTCCGCACGCAGATAGAAGTGGTGTTGCGTTGAGTTCTCCAGGTCCGTGAGGTACTCAGATACTTCTTTCTTGGTGCGGGTGCCCTTCGTTGTCTTAAAGTCGCCCGGGTGCCTGATGCCTTGGTCATCAAAGCGGTGATCAATGCGGCCAATGATGGAGTGTTTTCCGTCTCCAATTGGAATGTCGAAAGAGCGTTCAACCCAATCGAATGTACCCGCCGCTTTTAAGTCCGCCGGTAGCGCCTCCCGCATGTCCTCGCAACGCTTCACCAGCTCCGCGCCATACTCTTTCACCAGCTCCGCGCGGTCTTTCCCCTCAATCAATGCGTGGAAGCAACGGCCACGTCTGCGGCCAAAGTTCCACATGGTTGGCGTTGCATCACCTTCAGGGGTCAATCCCAACTCATAGAAGAGCCGGTAACGCTCCATATTGCGGACGAACGCGCTAAAACGACTGTAACTAATTCGCAATGCTCCCCCATTGCGCGGCCATCGCATCAGCCACGCCCTGATATGTGCGGCTCCGTTCAAGCCCGCGCCTTTCCGAAGGCCCTAGCCTGTTTTCTGTCCGCTATCTGTTTGGTTGGCCCAACGCTCAACCCATTTACCGTTGTGCATCACTCGTCTACCCGGGACACGCATAACCGGTTTAAGCAGCGGCAAATTCTTCAACCACAGACACGTCTTCTTGCTCGCGTCCGCGCCGAATTGGTAAGGCTGAATTACTTGGTCGTAGGGCCGGATGGCTGTTGATATGCAGCCGATAGGATTCTCCAAGGCGTCTCCGATGTAGTGTGGACCGGGAATTTCGGTGTCCAATAGGTCGCAGCTATGCGCGTCGTGTCCGCGTTTTCGGAATGCCTCCCTCACCGTGCCCGAATATTCACAGGCAATGAGGACTTTCGTATTACACCTCCAAAAAGAAAAGGCCGCCCGTTAGAGCGGCCAAGCCAAAACTGCCAATTGCTACAGGAATTTCTCAACGCGGGCTTTGATCCGCGCTTCTTTCGCTTGCACGTCCACCAACGCTTTCGCAGCCGCAGCCTTGAACGCGCGATACGCCCGATTTAGAACAGCAACGGCGGCCTCTACAGCTTCCTCTTCCACGCGGGCACCATAGCGTTGCCCAACGGTGAAGGACAGCACGATGAGCCCGGCTGTTACATAAACGTGAGCCATCATTTACCCTTTCCGGCCAATGGTTGCGATTGGCGGACCATAGACCATATTCTTTTTGCGCTTGGCCTTTCCGATGAGGCCGTACGTCTCTTTACCGAGTGCTGCGGGCGCGGTAGGTGCGGCGAGATACGCGCCCAATCGGGTGGCTGTAGCGGAACGGTCCAGCAAAATGCCGATAGCTCTATTGCAAAGCCAACACAGCAACCCTCTAATGCGTCCTGTCTTGTGGTCATGATCGACGGCTAGCCGAGTCTTGCGCGGGGGCTCCCCGCACCCCGCACAGACTCCGCCTTGATGTTTAAGGATGGATTCGTACTCTTCCTCAGTCAGCCTATATTTAAGCCACAAGTCCCGCTGCCTAGCGGTCAAAACGGGATGTCATCTTCCAGGGGAGCATCCGTGTACGGCCACACATCCCGCTCGGGCGTCTGCGCTTTCGCGGGCTGTGGCCGTGTTAGTTTTTTGACCCGTCCTTGTCCTGCTTGCGCACGAAGTCCGCCGGGATGTCGGGAGCGGTCTGCCCTCTCTTCAGCGGCATGGTAGCCGTGATCTTCACATAAGGCTTGCCGTTGTCGCCGTCTTCCTTGGACATCACGAGCATACGCTTGGTGCCGATGAGTGCCTCAAGGTCTACATTGTCCATGGCATCAATCTCTTCGTCCGTTTTCCCGGTAAGGGACTTGTACAACTTGCGCAGTGTCGCCTTCGGATTCATGCTCACCGTGAAAGACTGGAATACACGCTTGTTATTGCCGTCGCTGTCTTCCTCCACCACAATCCAGACAAAATACGCCTTGTGAACCTTTGTGCCCGGCTTGAATGTGTTCTCCACTTCGCCTTTGTCCACAACGTCCGCAAGCACGCCCGGCTGGAGCAAATCCTCCACGAGTTCAAACTCTTTGTTGCTGCCGTCTACCTTTACCAAAAGACCCACTTTGTTCTCTCCTGTTTTTCAATGCAAATAAAAAGACCGCCCGAAGGCGGCCTCTCTATTCAGTTAAACGAATGGTTAGATTACGCGGATAGTTCTGTCTCCGCTTTCCCAAATCAGCTCACGTAGCCAGCGCGGGGCAATGATGCAACCCTTGGACGCCGTACCCGGGGCTTTAACGCTGTCCCCATGGCAGAGGAAGCCGGAACGACCGTACGTCTTCGTGCCCGCTTGCGGAGCTAAAAAGAGCACATAAGGCCCGTGTGGTGTTTCTTCCTCGATTAAGGATGTGATTGTCCAATCACCGGCGGGTATAGTCCCGGAGTCGTGTACTTGCTCAAATGCCGGGTTGTTCTTATACTCTCCGGGTTGACCACTATAGACGGCTGTGCTCTTGACTTCGCCGTCCGGGGCTATCAGCTCCCCAAGCTTCCGCTCAAATGTCCACATTATTTAATCTCCCGTTTCAGATGGATGACGTACGGCCTGTATCCAAGCTTCTCGCACGTCTTCTGTATACCGGTGTTACTCGGGTAGCAGATGTTGAGGGCCTCTGTTGCACCTTGCTTCTTTGCTTCCAGGAGGAAGCGGTCATGCATGGCCCGGTAGGCCCCACGGCCCCGGCTGTCCGGCGTCACATACGCGATGTTGACCACGGCCTCAGATTCATCAACGTGGAAGGTGAGACACCCGATGATACGGCGTGCCTCCGTCGCGTAGACGCATTGCAGCTCCGGTGAGACAAGGACGGAGTTGCTGTCCCATTGCCCGGCCTTCATCAAGGCGCACCACGCACGGGCAACGAATTGGACAACCGGGGAACCCTCAATTTCGTTCACGTACTTAATCTGCATCACTATTCCTCTCCGTCTAGGATGTCCTCTAGTGACTCTCCTGTAATAGGAGTGGCCGCAACTGATCGCAGGCCGAGTATGGACAGCACCTTGACATAGTCACGTCCAAGGCTGTCTAATCGCCGCGTGGCCGGATGAAGCTGCATAGCGCCGGTTTTGGGGTTTTCGTAGTACGGCCCTTCGGTGTCTATGGTCTCTTGCGCATCTGCCATAGCATCGAATATCTTGGAGGCCAGCTCAATCAAGCGGCCATGGACCTTAGCTACCTGAATACCGCTCTCCTCCAAATCCGACACCAGCCGGTCCCACTCTTGCCCGGCCCGCTTGGTAAGGCCGGGAGGCTTCGCCGGGCGGCCCGGTCTCATATTTTGGTTCGGCAAACGGGCCATAACTGCATGATTCTCCTAGATTTAAAATTGGAAAAATGCTCTGAATCTATGAAAAACCGTATAAATATTCCATTTTTTGTAAATTATTTGTTTATGTAAATTTGAGAGCGGCGGAGGGCTATAAAGGCATTGCTTTCAAGATTTTACCCCACCCCCTATGTAGCACACTGCCTAGTGTCCCCTGCGTTAGAAGCTAACTGCTTGATGTGATTGGGCTTGCTCTTTGGCTACCACATCAGGCCAATCACCCGCGTGCGTCTTATCCTCTAATGTCTTCCTGTAGTGGCACAGTCGGCACAGACCTTGCAGGTTAGAGCGGAGGAAGTATCCCGCCCATTTGTCCAGGTACTTACCGGATAGCTGCGCTTGCATGACGGCTATCTGTGCCGGGACAATGTGATCCACAATCTCAGTGCGCCTGCGGTGACAGCATTTGCACATTGGTTGTGCCCGGACAACACGGTCACGAAGACGCTGCCATCGTGTTGACTTCCGCAATGCATCAAGAATGGCATCATATCCGCCTGTATGCTCGCGTATGTCTGACTGGACAATAATGGGCTTACATGCAGCACAATAGCGAACGTCATCAGGGACAGCGCGTCCACATCCAGCACCACTACACAAACGCATGAATCACCGTTGTCTGCCAAGCAGCAACCCGCGTATCTCGGCTAGTGCTTTGAATACTGCGGGCATCAATCGATCGACTAGCAGCTCTATGCGGCTCTCGGCCTTTGCGACCCGCATCTCCAGCTTTTGCACGTATCGGCCAAGCCAAAAAGCAGCAAGCGTAACGACCGGCCAGCCCATGTTGATGGCCCACAGTTGAAACCATCCAAGCGGAGATGCGGAGTGCATTAGCTTTCCTTTGGTCCTTTATTCGCGTGAAATAAAGCGGCGGCAGTCATAGTGACGCTGCCCGCAAATTGAAACAACTTTTCATCGCCGGTCAGATGCGCAAAGAACGCCAAAACACCAGCGAGCAGAAAGAGCAACGCAGCCCATACGTTATCTGCCACTTGCCCAAGTGCGGCAATGATCTTTTCAAACGTGCCCGTGTTACACCTCCAAATCAAAACCGTATCGGTCGCGCAACTCCCGCCGGTATTGTGTTGCTAGCTTATGCCGCGTCTGTTCGTCCGTCCCTTGCATGTCCTCAACCATTACCCGGAGGATGTCACGTCTTACAGGGACCGGACAGTTATGATTCGATCTTGTTAGCCCGGCTGTTAAGCACGCCCCACATTCGGGGCAGTGCGGATGTCCAAACTTCCTTGTTTGTCCTTCATCGAAACGCCCTAACACAAACTGATGGGCCACTCGTCATTGTCCAGTCTCTCCCCGGTTGGCGGATCAAACACAATAGAGCCCTCAAAGGCTCCGAAGTGTTCAATCAAATGTCCATACGTTAGGTCTTCAACGCCAATGCTGCGGCCACGGTTCATACTGAGGCCCATTCGTTTCAATTTGGCTTCCCAATACTCAGGCGTCTGCCGTTTATTGTGTTGATTGCCCGTTTTTCTCTTACACTTATGCGGTTTTAGGGCTGATGTCTTTGACGGCATTGGGTTTAGCTCAATCTGCTTGTTTTACGGGTGTGGCGAACATAACAAGCAGCACTCGGACGACTCCGGGCAGCTTATAGGACACAGTGGTGACGGTCGGAATAGCACCAGATTTTATGCGGAGCGGGATTTTCGGCAACTCGGCCATACTCGTTTGTCCTCTGCGGGCCAAAACTCAATCTCACTCACACAAACAACCCTCAAGGGTTTTTGTGGTGATGAATTGGGTCATTCATTCTCTCTATATTTCTTATAGGTACGAACGAACGAGTATATGGACTTAGCTGTGTACTATTGGGTAACTATTCAGAGGTGAATGTTGCGCCTTTTGACAACAGTTTCGCCTTCCTTTTATATACCCAGGTCCGCTTGCGGTTGATGCCATGCGCCGCTATCAGTTCCACAGTTTCATCCACCGTCAAGTCCGGATGCGCCAAAATGAGTTTGTCCGCCTCCGCCTGTTGGCCGTCTCTGTCCGCCGTGAACTTTGACTTCAGGACTACATTCCCGGGCGTCCCAACAATGTGTAGTCGGCAGTCCTCCCCGCTCGACACCTCAAACGGGACACTCTCAAAGTCTCTCGGCTTGACGTTGGCGAGAAAGCTATTCGACTTGTACGGCTCCGTTGGGTCTTGCAACCTTGTTCCCCAACAGCAGCAGACAAAGGCACCCAACTCAGAGCTGCCCCGCATTACATTCTCAAGTGTCAATTCGGGGCTTTCCTTCGTGCCCTTACCCGAGTGGTGCAGCAAAAGTACGGCGGCTGCTCCCCGCGTGACGAGAGACATTGCCTTGGCCGCGAACACCCGCATGTCCGCCGATTCATTTTCGTTGCCTTCCAAGAACCGGACTAATGTGTCTACGATGATTACGGCGTTGTCTAGTTCCTCATCCGTCAAATCTGGCAGCGCGAGGAAGCCCTCGCTGTTCATGGTCCGGCAGAAGAGCGTTTTACCTACGTGGTCCAATAGCCCTACACGTTTGAGCCGCGCACTAAACGAGCTAATCCCCATCTCGGGACATAAGTACAAAACGTGCTTGGGCCGATTGGTGACTTCGAAGTAATCAAATAGCGGCTCCCCCGTGCAGCACGCATGTGCAACATTAAGTGCAATCAAACTTTTCCTCTGTCCAGCGGGCGCGGCCAACGCCGTGACTCCCTGTTGTTCGAGGAAGTCTTTAATCACGAATGTGACCGGAGGGGCATCCCTCATTTCTTCTAAGCTGTGCCATCTCGTGCGCCAATCTTCAGGCGCAACGATTTTTTCCTTCGCCTTCCCAATCTTGACGGACGGCCCCGGGCCGGACACTTCGTACTTCGCCGCGCTTTCGGCAATGTGCTGAAGATCGGAGTCCGAAACCGGCGGTTCGCACATGTTTTCATTGATGGGAATCAACGCCGCGTAAAGGGCATCACGATCTAGCCCGCGATTGCGGAGACCACCAGCCACAGAGATAAGGGCATCGTGTCTTCCTTCGCCCTCACGCACTTTTTGTCCAGGTTGATTGACCCGGTTGTCCCTAACAGGTTTGAGCTGCTTAACCCAATCGGGTGCGGGTACAACGGGCGCGTCCCACAAGACCGCGTAAGGTTCGCCGCTCGGGTGAATGCTTCCGGCGGCCATGACGTACCCACCTTGCGCCCGAACGTCCCCGGAGCAGCCATTTAGCTCCCAACCGCCTATACTTCGGCTGGTGCCGTCATCCTGAAAGTAGACTTGTACGCCAAACTCGGGCCGCCGCCCGGTATGGACAGCATATGTACATTCATATCCGCGCTCACGAAAAAACTGAAAGAGATGCTGACTATCGCGCAGGCCATGGTCAAAGTCAACCACAAGTAGTTTGCTCAGCCCCGTGGCAATTGCAATGTTTGCATCGGGGATGTGCGTCCACCACTCGCGTATTTGATCCAACGCGGTAGTGGCATCTTTCCAGCCGTGCGCGGTCATGGGTTTCTTTGACTTCGGCCAGCACGGGAAGACGTACCACGCGCGTTTGGCGTAAGAGATGGCAAGATCGAGCATTGTCAAGGTAGGGGCTCCTGTTTCTTCGCTGTCCAGCACATGCAAAAAGTGAATGCGTTGATGGCAACTACACTCGCCAAAGTAATGATCTTTAAAGCAAACATGTCAGCTCCTATGGAACGCAGGTATTACCGCCGCAGATGGCTAAGTTACTCCACCAGATACCAAAGCCGTTTCCCTCGCCTTCGTTGCCAGTGGCACCAATCAACAGAGTGTTAGCCGGGTGTGATCCACTTGCGGACGCTAACGTAATTGTTCCTATCAGAGTCCCGGTGTTGTCGTAGACACTGGCGATATTGTTAGCCCCGTTGGTGTTCTTAAACTGACAAATCCGATATAGCTTATTAGGCGAGATAGGAACAATACTTGTAGATGAGAACGTGGACGCGCCTTCAGTCTCTTCCCCAACCATCCATTCTGAGTTACCGGACGTTAACAGGGCAACTAAGAAGCCGTCATTTCCGTCTGCGGAAACTATTTTCAACCCATCGTATTGGCCCGAATCGCTAGTGGGGACGGATGTTTCCCACGTATAGCAACTATTTAGGATCGAATATGACGACCCTAACGTAGCGATTATGTATCCCCCGGGACTGCTTGTGCTAGTCGTGTACTTCAGTGCCCACGTACTGTTACCCGCATAGGCCGTACCACTTATAACAGCCGGGGACAGCGTTAGTCCGAGTGATGTAGTGTTGTCCCCGGTTATGTTTCCTGTTGCGGTCGTCCAGGTGATTGCGGACCCGTGCGTTGAATTGTTAAGTGCTGTGGTTGTTGGGGCCACCCCGTTTGATAACCCGGAGAAGTCCACAAAGGACACAGCGGAATTAGTCCCCCCGTACCACTTACCGTTGATTCCCCACGGCCCGGTGGGGATGCCGTACGGCGTGTTAAAGTTGAGTCCGTTGGACCCTTGGTTGTAGGACACCGTGACATACGCGGAGTAGCACCACGGTTGTGTACCTTGCTGACCCTTATAGGTTCCAAATGAATACGGCGGACCCGTTAGGCTGTTTGAGTAGTCGCTACCTAACGCGCTTCCGGGGCATGGCGTTGTTGCGCTAAACGGTTGGGCCGCTCCCGGTTCTTGTGATCCGGACGCGGTGAACGAAGTTACCCACGGTGTACTGCTCGCTGTAGGAGCCGCACACCCCGAAAGCGTTCTAGTATTCCATCCGGATACCGGAGCTGGAACCGTAGGGTTAGCGTTCGATGACATCGCCCCGCAGATAAGTGTCCCCGGAACGCCCGCGTTGTTGTTCCGGATAGCGCACCCGTGTTGCTTCGTTGTATCTGGACTGATTACGAAGTAACTACAGCTCAAGAACGCGGCGGGCGCGATGTTCCCGATTGCAAACTGCGACCCTAACTCTAGCGGGTTAACGCCAGAGTCATTAGAAGTTTGCGCGGTCTCGCCTAATTGCTGCGTCCGCAACGTATAGTTCCGCCCGTTGCTCTGTTGGCCGAACGCCATAACAGAGCAGAGGAAGACTAAGAAGAATTTCATAGGTACGCCCCTGTCAATGTGTATGACGGTTTTGTTGTGCAGCTCGCGTCCGTGACAATCGAGGTACTGTACTGTACTGCCGTCGCAGACTTGGCGTAGACATTCTCCACGAACGTAGCCACTACCCCCAACGCACCGTTGCCATTTGTCGCAAGGTTGAACGTGCCAATCGGTACGGTCGTAGCAGAGCTGTTAGCGGGGTCTGTGTAGATGAGATTAACAGTTAACACGGTCGTCCCGGTGCAGCCGCTTCCAACAGTAGTTACACGAGCGGATAACCGCATGAGGTATCCGTTATTGGTTGTAGCTGCACTAGCAATAATGTTCGTGGCTGAGATGGCCGCATTAGTTGCGCTAGACGCCCATGTCGTCCAGCTCGTTCCGCCTCCGCCCCCGCATGTGCTCCACGAGGGGATGCCGCTCGCCTCATGAAAACAAGCATCAGCACCGGCGTTACCTGATAGCACTGTCCAAATCGAACCGTTGTAATATGCAACATCCCCGGCAGTCACCCCAACTAATGTAGCCAATCCGGTAAATGCGTTGCCGTTGGTCTTTGTGCATGTCCACGCGCCCGCGCTCGTGACTCCGCAATCACCAGTAATCGATACAAGAGCATATGCCGTTCCGCCCGGGTTGCCCACTAGCATTTGTCCAGCCGCCGGAGCGGTGTTAGGAACGATGGCGGCTTTTGTCTGGGCGTCGTTAGTCACGCTGCCTAATCCAACATCAGACGCCGTAACTGTGACGTTGGCGCTAAGAGCGTGCCCGTTAACCGCGCGCGTGGTAGGAACGCCCCCAAGCCCGGCAAGCGTAATTGCCGCAGCGCTTCCGGCTGGATCACTCGCGGCCTGTGCCGCCGCTGCCGCTCCGCTTGCGTCATAGACGCCCCCGCCGATGACCCCGGTTATATCCGCAGACGCGCACTTAGCCGGAGCTGCCGCCGCAGTAGTCTTACCACATACGGGGCCATCAATAGACGCACCCGCAAGGGCGTTGCTCGCATTGGCGTATTGGATGGAATAGGGAGAGCCACCAGCGGAGGCCGTCCCGCTCGGGCCTTGCGGGCCGATGAGCGAAGTACACCCGGACCACGCACCCGAAGTCTTAGGACCATAGAGGCAGCTAGTCGTGGTGTTGAGATAAAAGTCCCCGTTGTTACCGGTCCCGCTGGATGGGGCTGTGGTGCCATTAAGAACGGTGTTGCCGTTCGTTCCCGCTGCTCCTGTTGCTCCCGTGGCTCCGGTGTTGCCCTGTGGTCCCGTTGGGCCGGTTGCACCGATGAGCGAAGTACAACTCCCCCATGCGCCCGCCGTCTTCGGACCATATAAGCAAGACGAAGTGGTGTTGAGATAAAAGTCCCCATTGACGCCCGTACCCGCGCCCGGGGCGCTTGTCCCGTTCCATAGAGTATTGCCCGCCGGTCCTTGTGCGCCCGTGGCTCCCGTGGCTCCGGTAGCACCTTGCGGGCCGGTAGGGCCGGTCGCACCCGTTGGTCCCGTCGCGCCTTGTGGACCTTGTGCGCCCGTGGCTCCTGTTGGCCCCTGCGGGCCGGTAGCTCCAACTTGCGCGATTAGAGCCCAATTAGCCCCGTTCGTTCCCGGAGTCACCCCGGTATTGTCCGCAAGGGACAAATAGCTAGAGCCCTGATAGGAGACAGCATCCCCGGCTGTGTAATCCGTTGAATTGCTCCACGCTCCCTGCCAAGCCCATGCCCCTCCCCCTTGTCCTGTCCCCGGGAAGACGCACGTGTGAGTTACGGAGTTGCAGCTTGATCCGCTGCCGAACGTCCAGGGGCCGCCAACATTGTTAATGCTGGCAACATATACAGCAACCGGCAGCGTTTTTGCGGAGGGCTGAAAGAGATTGAAGTTGCAGACGCCGTTGGTACACCAATAGTTGTTGTACGCGGGCTGAAGGCAGCCGTACCCGCTGCCCAAAATCTGAGAACCGCCGGAGTTGTGTGCGGTGATAGAAACGCAGACGTTCTGCGGGTTGCTGATACTGGTATCGGGCACACCGGTGAGGGTGAAGCTGCCGCCGGTAATGTTCGCCGTTGTGGGAGCCGTGCTTATCTGCCCGGCATTGTTGCCCAAGGCTCCGCCGGTTGGGACTTGCCAAGTGATTGTTGCAGCCGGAAGGTTGGTGCCGGTGATGGTCACCGTTTGTGCGTGGCCAACGCCATAGGCCAAAGCCAGCAAGACAGCGGCTCTCGCAGCCTTCCGCCGGTTAGAGCGCATCTTTAATGAGCGGTCCCGTTTGCCCTTGGTGCGCCTGCCGTCTCCGCCGTTTGCTTTCATCGGGATGTGATAGCAGCCAATCGCGCGGCTACGAATCAGAGGAATCCGTGATACAGATACGCTCTGCGATTGCGGGGCTGCCGTTGTCTTCGGGAGCCGCACAAGTTGAATTGCTGCGGCTGCCAACCTTCGTAAAGTCCCAAACATATCTACCTCACTCGGTACGGGTTAGTAGATTGGTCAGCAGCGATGCCGTGTGAAATGGCTCCGCATTTGAGGCACTCCACGCAAAGCCGCCCATTGATTACGCGGCGGATGCTTTGTTGCGGCGGATGCTTACAGATGAATCGGAGAAGCATATCAAGCATGAAATTCCCCTTTACAGTTCCAAGCCTTACCATTCCCGTTTCCTATATGCAATAAAAATCCCAAAATAAATCCCGCACAATGTCCCGTTCGTTGTACTATGGCTCTAACAAAGCCGTTGACAAAATAATTTTTCCGTGGCGTCTCCTGCGGGATGCGCTACGGGACTTGACGCGGGATTTTTACGGCGGTAAGGCTTGGAATTGCAAGGGGAGAAGATGAAACCAAACGAGCGGCAAAGAGAATTTCATTCGATGGTCAGAAGTCATAGCGGGCTACGCAGTCTCAACGTGACGGAGCGGGATTGGTCTTACATTCTGCACGATGAAAATTGGTGGGGAGACGACCCCGAGAAATGCCCGTGCGGGGCACCCGCTACGCACAAGTGGAACGGTAAAGGCGTCTGCCGCGCCCATCTGGATTCAATAATGGCGGAAGTTGACGCAGACTCTAAGCCGCTCATTGGCCGATATGACCGCACCAAACGATACCGCCCCGGGCTCACAGACTGTGTCAGCCGCGTAACAGCATCGCTTCCCCGGCGGGCACTCGCGGAAGCCGTTGTTGCCATGGACGTGACCTCTCGTCAGCTCATCGTGGTGCGTGTATGAGCAACCTCCGGTTACATGCGCCTTTCTCGCCGCGTCCGCACTCCGTGGACGCGCCGCCCGCACGTGCAGTGCCTACCTCACACGGCCCGGAGTCTCCTGATCCGATTCCCGGGCCGCCCGCCCCGCGCGTAAGGATTCGGGCCGCTCACATGTGGACGGGAAAGCGCTTGATAGCTTTGTCTGTTTGGCTTGCCAAGCGTGGAGCCGGTGTCATTGCACGCGGAGGCTATACGCCGCGCAAGAAGGTTCACACGGTGATTGACAGTCTTATTGCCTTTCTTGCTTGCGTGATTATCACGATAAGTCTCATTGCGTGGTTTGACGTGGTGATGGCGCGTTGAGAGATTACGTCCAAATCGCAGGCGAGTATATTGAGCGCGTCATGTCCGGCAATGAGCTGGTGTGTCGCCTCAATCGTCTCGCGGTAGAGCGGCACGTCAAAGACCTAGTGCGGTCAAAGCGGGACATCGTTACTTTCCCATACGTCTTTGACCCTTCGCAGGATGCCATTAGATTCTGCCGGTTGTTTGAGACAGTGCAGCCAAGCAAGTGGCCCGCGCCCATGGTTATGGCTCCGTGGCTAGTCGCGCACGATGTCATCTTGTACGGCTGGAGAAAGAACGAAACCGTAACTATTAGCCTGCCGGAGAAAAAGCCATTCAAGCTTAAGCCCCGGCGGTTCAAGATAGCGTACGACCGATGGCCGCGCAAGACGGGAAAATCCGCCCGGGCGTCCGTCCAGGTGAACTACCACACCAAGTACGACCGTGAGCGGGGCGCTGAAGTGTACAGCGTGGCCCTCGTGGAAGCACAGGCCCGCCGCGTTTTTGACGAAGCGGTTGCCATGCGCGATGGAACACCGGGATTGCGTGCGGTTATCCAGAAGATTGGTGACACCCCATGCCGGGCGCTTCGCGTAGCGGACTTAAACGCGGTTGCCCGCCCGCTCTCGCGGGACAAAGAGAGCATGGAGGGCCTCAACATCAGCTTTTGGGTTGGTGATGAGGTCCACGTTTGGCCCGGGCGCGGCCCCTACGGTGTCCTCCGGTATGGAATGCGGTCCAGGATTCAGCCGTTAGGCCAGTTGATTACTACGGCCCCGTCCTCAGACGACACCACCAGCATTTGCAATGAGCTGGACAACTACGCGGAAAGTGTCCTAGTCGGGGTGGTCCCGGACGAACAATTTTTCGCTTGGATTCTTGAGATCGACGGAGAGATTAAGGATGCCAACGGCAACGTTATTCAAGAGGCAGACCGTTGGGACGATGAAACGAAATGGAAGAAAGCATGTCCCAATCTTGGCATTACCGTCAAGTTGGAGGACATGCGCCAAGAGTGCTTGGAGGCTAAAAACAGTGCCCTTGCAAAGAACGATTTCATGCGGTACTCGCTCAACATCCGCGTTGGTTCGCTCGACAAAGCAATACAGCCGGAAGATTGGCGTGCCTGCGCTCGCCCCGGTAACGCCGTGGAGTTGCGAGCGGAATCCTTTAACCGGCTCCGTGGTCGCATTTGCTTTGCTGGCTTGGACCTCGCGTCCACTGATGATACCAACGCACTCGTCTTAACTTTTCCGCCGCTAGCGGACGGCGAACGTTGGGAGCTGCTCTCCTATTTCTGGATTCCGGGAGACAACATAGAGCAGCGCGTTATCCAGCATCAAGTCCCCTATGACATTTGGCGGGACCAAGGCTTCATCATTACCACGCCCGGGCACGTCACGGATTATGACTTCATAGTTGGGGAGATTCTCAACATTAACCGGCTCTTCGATCTTCGTGAGCTGGCCTATGATCCCGCGTTGGCGAGCGGGCTTATCAATCGGGTGTTGGCCGGACAATCCCGCCCGGTGCTCCAGGGCGAATCTATACCGGAGGGATGGACACTTAAGGGCGATAAGCTAACCCGTCCGGGATTGAAGGAAGAGAAGGTCATTAAGTTCGCGCAGACCCAAATGAACTATGCATCGCCTTGTAATGATTTCGTCCTAGGACTTGGCCGCCGGGAGATTGTCCACTTAGGCGACCCGGTGTTGGGCTGGCAGGCAAATAACCTTCGGTGGATTACGAATCACACCGGCCTGAAAATGCCGGACAAATTGAAGAGCCCCGAGAAAATTGACGGCATGGCCGCCGCGATTATGAGCTATGGCCGGGCCACGCATCCAGACAACGCCAAGCTGTTAAAGGCCAAACCCAAGGTGACAACACTATGAGTATTTTGACCATCTTCGGCAACAACCCGGAACTGATACGGGGCAGCATGGCAGACGTGGTAGACGCCGCTGGAGCGCGAGCGGACGGGTATGAGTCCAGCTCCCCAACCGGGTTGCCGCCCATGTCCGATGTAGAAGCGTGGGAAGACATTCTCATCGGCCTGAAGACGGAGACCGGCATCACGGTTACACCGGAGCGGGCGAAACGTTGCGCTACCGTGCTCGCAATTATGCGCGGCCTTGAGGAAGATGTCAGCTCGCTTGACTGCCCCCTGATGAAGCGCGGTGAGAAAGAGGATGTCCGCGCAGTTGACCACCCGGTTGACCGTATTGTCAATGTGGCCCCTAACGCCATCATGACGCCGATGGAGGTACGCGGCCACATGATGTTTGACCTAATGACTTGGGGCAACTTCTACAACCTAATTAACTACACGGGAAGTACGGCATATTCCACGGGTGAGATAGATAGCGTTTGGCCGCTCCAAGCCGCGTATGTGGTTCGCCGTTGGCGGCAGATGCTATGGACATTCACGGACCCCACTACGGGTATTAGCGGCGAGTTCACCCCGGATACAGTTTGGCGCGGGACCATTCTTTCCGGAAACGGAATTGACGGTACAGCCATAACGCTACTCTGCCGGGAGGCCATAGGCTTGCTACTCGCCGCAGAAGAGCAAGGCGCACGGCTCTTTAGCCAAGGCATACAGACGGATTTTGTTCTTGAAACACCCAATGAAGAACCAAGCGAAACCGAGAGAAAAGACATACGCGATGCGTTGATGCGCAGACACGGCGGCTACCGCAATTCTTGGAAGCCGATGATTCTCTCGGGCGGCATGGTTGCTAAGAAGTTGGGTCTAACCGCGCAAGAGTCCCAATACTTAGAGGCACGCGGATTCCAGGTTGCCGAGATAGCCCGGGCTTTCCGATATCCGGAAGTGTTACTCGGGACCGCCGGGAAGGGCAGCAAAACGTCCACGTATGCGAGCGCGGAGCAGTTCTTCGACTCTTACACCAAGCACACGCTAAAGCCGTGGACCACGCGCAAAGAACAGTGCGGCAATCGTGATCTTCTCACAACGAAAGAGAAGTCTAAATACTATCTCCGGCATGACTTCAGCTCATTGCTACGCGCCAATGAGACAGCACGCATAGCGAATTGGAACGCCAAGATTATGGGCGGATGGGCGCAACCGGCGGAGGCACGCTACGCAGAGGGCATGTCTTACAAACCGGGCCTTGAATACTTCAGCAAACCGGCGGGCTCCACGGGCGTGGCAGATGGACAGCCGGACAAAACCCCCACGGATCAATCCGCATTGGCCCGGCGGGTCGCCCTTCACTTATTCAACCGCGAAGAGAAAGCGCTCGTGGCTAACAAGCAAGATGCGGATGCGTTCTATACCAACTTCGGCGGCTACATAGAAAGCCTAACAGGGGCGGACGGCTTGCGGATTCGTAGTTATCTTGAGGGCCGCCGCAACACGGTAGTGGGAGACAGATTTAGCCCGGAGGCCGTTGTCTCCGCTGTCACGTTCTTGACTTCACTTGCAAAGGATAACCAAAACCAATGAAATTCCTAATCGATCTGCTTTCGCGCGTGCCCATTTGGGCAATCAAGGAAGACGCAGCCGTCCCGGCGCTGCTCGGATTACAACGCGCCATGCACCTAAATGCAGGACTACACAATGGACTCGGTGTGTGGGAGGCGGCCAAGCCGCGCACCATGGGAACCGGAGCCGGGAAAGTTGCGGTTGTCCCCATCCAGGGCGTTCTAACTATGGATGGCCCCTCGTGGTACGGCAGCAACTACAACACCATCGGTGAGTCTGTTGAGGCCGCAGCGGGCAATCCCGAAGTTAAGCACATCGTATTGGCCGTTGACTCGCCCGGCGGAGAGGTAACCGGTGTTCCCGAGACTGCGGCACTCATCGCGGCGGCAGCCAAAATCAAGCCGGTGTCTGCAATCGTGGAGGGACAGTCCGCTTCCGCAGCTTATTACCTCACCAGCCAAGCCCGGGACATCGCGCTCACGCCAAGTGGTGAAGTTGGCTCCGTGGGTGTTCGCATGATGCATTTGGATGTCTCAAATATGATGGACGATTGGGGCGTCAAGGTTACGGAGCTGTACTCCGGGGACTTCAAGACGGAATGGTCACCGTACAAGCCACTATCAGCAGACGCGAAAGAAGCAATGTTACCCCGGCTCCAAGAGGTTCATGCGGGGTTTGTTAACGCGGTGCAAGCCGGGCGCGGCCCTCGTCTCTCGCAATACATGAGAGAAAAGCGCATCGGGGAAGGTCGCATGTTCTCATCCAGTGACGCGCTATTGCACGGCATGGTTGACAAGCTGCAATCGTCCCGCGATTTCTTCAGGGCTTTGTTACCACCACAGGAAGCCGTATCCGCAGCATTCCCGCTTCACTCCCGGCATGAGATAGAGCGGGCGAAAGCGGAGGGCTGACCGGGCAGGGCTGAATAAGTTAAGTGCCGCCCGGGTAAAAAGACCCGGGCCATGCGCGAAGGCTGCCGGAGTACCCGGACGTTAGGCGCGTATCGCTGAAAACGACGCTAACACCCAACCCGCAAAGCGGTATAGGGACAACCCGCGCCAAAAAGCGCACGAGGACAATATGACGTTGCAAGAAATGAAGCTGGCACAGAAAGAGGCCCTTGAGAGTGCGGAAGCACAAGTAAGGGCCGCTGAAACCGCCGGACGCGGCATGACAGACGCCGAATCCGAAAACTACAACACGGCGATGGCCCGGTATCGGTCATTGACCACCACGGTTCGCGCACGGGAAGAGCAGAACACCATTATGTCCGTGTTCCCGAACGGTCAGCCCATCGTGGAGCAACCGCGCAACCGCGTTGCTGCCTTTCGCCGGGTGGCACCGTGGAGGACAGAAGCATATCTTTCCGACTTTGCCGCATACATTATGGGCGCGGGCAAGGGCGCATCGGGTGCTGACCTTCACTTGGGCGCGGATGAGTTGGGTGGTTACAAGGTGCCCGGATTGAGCGCGGCCAGCTATGAGGGCGGCTCTACATCTGGCGTACCAATCGTTCCCGTGGTGATTGAACAGCAGATTGTTCCGTTGGCTCCGCCCGTGATCGGAATTGAGAGCATCGCCTCTGTGATTCCCACCACAACGGACCTTAAATTTCCCCGGAAGACCGCGCACGGCACGGCGGCCCTCAAGGCGGAAGGTACGGGCAGCGGTTCCAATCTCTTTACCGGCACCAGCCCAACAATCGATCAATACACGCTGTCTGCCTTCATGGTTGGACACCCGGAAGATATTTCTTGGGAGTTGACGCAGGACGTTCCCGCGTTCATGTCCTTCCTCCAAGATGACCTCCTTCAGTCCATCGCCGTGAAGAAAGATGCTCTCTTTATGACCGGCAGTGGTAGCAGTCAGCCGCAAGGACTAAAGGGGAACGTTGCCGCCGGGCTGACCGGTGTAACGGCGGATTCAAACGGCAACACTCTTCCGTTGACTGCCGCCCTCACCCTTACCGGCAAGCTTAATCCGGTGTACCGCCCGAATGCTCGTTTCCTTATGACGGTTGCTACCGGAATCGAGCTGCGGGCCGCACAGTTACAGGCGAACCTGTTTAACCCGGCCTTTATCACTGGCCCGGACATGCAGGACCGCCTGTACGGCTTCCCAATCACGTATGACTCAAACGTGGACGAGATTGGAGCATCCGCTACGCCGCTGTACTTCGGGGACTTCAAAGCCGGGTATCAGATTGGCATCCGTGGTGGAGCGGGCATCAACATCAAGTTCCTTGACCAACCCAAGGCACTTGAGGGCTTGCTTACCATTCTGGGCTACCAGCGTGTTGACGGTCGCGTCCGCCGCTCGGAAGCAATTCAATCGTTGGCGCTCGCGTCATCCAACTTCTAGTTAGCCTTTTACCTCGACTGACTAGACAAACGGGGGCGCTTCGTCACTCCCTGCGTTGCGCCCTCTTTGACCCGAGACCGAAAAGGATTTTTATGTGGCAGACAGTTCCAGGACAGACCATTACTGAGCCGATAACGTTGGACTTCGTCAAAAAGCGGATCAATCTGACGGCTACGGCTGATGACGGGCGTTTAACCGGCCTCATCACTGCCGCTCGTGAGTTCGCGGAGCGAATCACTAACCGGTGTCTCGCCCCGCGCCAACTCATTGACTATCGGGACGGCCTTCCCTACCCCGGACGCGAGTTGCTAATACCGCTGCCGCCGCTCGTCTCTTTGGACCTAGTGGAAGTCCTAGAGGACGATTATGTCACGTGGACGCCGTGGGACAGCTCGCAGTATTGGGTTGCTCTTTACAACCAACCGGCTATCCTCCAACCCCGGCGGGGATTCACTTATCCCACCACGCTCGAACGAATAGCAGGTTGTGTCCGCATCACCTTCACGGCTGGACACGCAACGGTAGTTAACTCGGTGCTTACTCCCGAACCGCTGCCGCAGAGCTGGCAAGAGAACTTAGCGGACATCGTTACATTCCAGTATGAAAACGTTGGAGTAAGGGTGCCCCCCGAGTTAGTCACCATTCCTAAGATTCATTACTTCTGAGGCTTCGATGAAACAGCACGCGGCAAAAGAGATGCGGTATACAGCGGATGTCCTTGATACGGACGCGATAACCGTCCTTACGCCTAGCGCGGGTGTGGCAATCGAGGACTTATCGGGCCGCCGTTTGGAGCAAGCGCAGTTAGAGGCCGCAGAGACCACGCACATGATTGTCCTGCGGTATGCAGACGCCGTTAATTTGCCGAAACAAGGCTATCTCCAGGTAACGGACCCGGGTAGCGGCACAATCACGCTCTATTGCGTTGACTATGCGAAAGACCCGCGCATACCCCGGCCCCGCGTGTGGGTTGAAGTCTACTGCCATGTTGTGAGGATTGCATGAAGGCCGCCGCATTAGTAGAGCTGCTCCAAGCTAACGAGACCCTAATTGCCTTGCTCGCACAGGCAACTAATGTACCGGACCCGAAACCGCCAGCGGTGTATCAAGATGTCCTGCCGCGCGGCTTTCAGATGCCCGCCATCGTGGTGCATCGCTATACAGGGGTCCGTGAGCAGACATTCGCCGGGCCTGTAAACGCCCGTGAGGACAACTTCCAAATCGATGTCTACGGAGATACGCCCGCAGACAGAGACGCTGTGCTTGACGTGACCCGGGATTTACTCGTGGGATACGCGGGGACGCTGCCGGATGAAACGGTCGTTATGGGCACTTACCTAGAGCAAGATCGGGACATGCCGTACCTGCCCAATGCGGACGCAAAGAGTCTAGCTTATCGCTCTTTGCTCGGGCTTAGGTTCGTCACCAAGGTGTAAAGGTGTAACAAAAACACGCTGCACGGAGCTGCAATCCGTGTGAATAGGAGTACACATGGCAACAATCGGACACGGCTCCAAACTCGTGATTGTGGGGCCGGTAGGTGGATCAAACGTCAACCTTAACTTGGACTGCACAAGCATTTCGCGCGGTTCCAACAAAATCGACACACCGGAAAACACGTCTATGTTGACAGCGGGCAACGTCAAGACGTACCAGGGCGCGATGGAGGCCCCCGGAGATGTCACCGCAAAGTTCAACAGCAACCCCTTGGATGCTGCACAAGCGGCGCTTATCGCGGCTAAGGGGCTGCTCTATAACTTCCAAATCGTTTGGCCCGGGTCTATCTGGTTTCTCTCGTTTGAGGGAATTGTCCAGGGCGATGACGAAGAATTTCCCGATGACAAACTGATAACCGGGACGGCCAAGATTCAAATCAGCGGCCCGGTTGTGCGGAGTGCAACTGTTCCCACGGTGCCTAATGCTCCCACAATCGGGACGGCCACTCCAGCGCATCAAGCAGCCTCCGTGCAGTTCACACCCCCCATTAACAACGGCGGTGCTGCCATCACGGGGTACACGGTAACGTCCAGCCCGGGCAGCATCACGGGTACGGGAGCTAGCTCGCCCATCACCGTGAGCGGGTTGACGACCGGGACGCCGTACACCTTCACGGTGACTGCGCAGAATGCACAGGGCAGCTCGGTAGCATCGGCGGCCTCAAACTCCGTAACACCATCGTAGTTAAAGCTGCGGGTGAGACCAAATCTCACCCGCATAACTTTGGTTTTTGGAGACCACAATGTTTGAGATAAAGGTTAAGTTTGAGACAACGGTTAAGTCGAGACAGATTCTTCGCGTGGATGACAGCGATTACTCTTTGTCCTTCCCGGTCGTTATCGTGGCAGAGCTAGAAGAGAAGCTAGGCCGGAGCATGAAGGCCCCACAGAATTGGCTTGCCATGCAGACCAAGGAAGTTGAAACAGTTTTGGCCGCCGCGTTGAAGCACTATCACCCGGAGGAAGCGGCGGAAGTCTCCCGGCTAGTATGCACCAACCTAGACCCGGAAGAGCTGGAATCTGTTATGGACCTTCTGTGCTGTGTCGCCTGCCCGCGAGCTATGGAGCGGATGCACGCGGAGATAAAGAAGCTTCAAGAGCGAGTCAAGAAAGGGCTGGCCCTCCCAAACGCGCAGAGCGTGGACGCCCGTTAGAGGACGCTCCGCGCACTTGGACGGAAGTGTGGGCTATATGCCGCCATCACCACGGGCTTACTTGGCGCGAATTTGAAGGGCTAACGATGCCGCAGCTAGAAGCGTTAGAAGAGCGGCGGATGGTTGATGTTCGCTACGCCCGCTTTAACATTGCTCTGCTTGCGTCCTTGTACTACAACGCCAAGCGCGGGGAGGACTCGGACCCGGTAGAGGTGTGGGACTTCATACCCGGGATGCAGCGTGACGCGGAAGAGAAAGAAGCGGACAAACTCCGGGCCTCAACTAAGCACGGTATTTTGGTTGCCCTCTCCAGCATGAAGGGCAGCACGATTGCGGAGATACGGGCCGTTGCGTTGGGAATGGTCCAACGGCTGAAGGACAACGGGACGGAAGGCGCGGAAGAACTAGTTTCGTCCGCGTTTGAGCAAATCATCAAAGAGCCATTGGAGGAACAATGTACATCGCGGTAGTCTTCAACCCCAACAACAAAGAGAGATACGCATCCGCGTTTGTCTCACCCGTGCGCGAAATCGCGATTGGCAACGCGCTAGACCTCATGGAGAAGCGCGGTAAAGAATACCCCGGGCAGAAGCATCAAGTCTTCGCAGGCACCCTTACAGCGGAGGTGTTGCCCGTGCGCCAGTTCGAGGAAAGGCCGATAGAAGGGTTGTTGCATTCGGTTCCGTATGTCCCGCCCAGGAAAGCGAACGAGGACGAGGACTAATGGCGGACGTTGAAATACAAACCGTCACCAACATTGAAGGGCTGGATGAGCTAGAGGAAGCCTTCACTAACGGGAGTCAACACACCGTTAAGAAGTTCCTCCGCAAGGTCCACAATGACGCGGCCCAAATTCTTGTAACTGCTCTCTCGGAGAATGCTCCCTATGAGGAAGGTACTTTGTCCGAAGACATACACAAGAACACAACCACTAACACCGATGGGGTGCTTACCCGCGTAGGTCCATCACGTGAGGCGTATTGGGGGCTGTTCCAAGAGTTTGGCGCACCGGAAGCGAACGTCCCCGCTCTGCATTGGGCGGAGGAAGGTGCTAAGTCCGTGCAGGATGAAGTCCTACAGAAACACTATGAGGGCCTCTCCGAAGGCTTAGAGGACATGAAAGGGTAATATGGCGCAACCGGTTTGGGTACTTTCTGTAGACCTACAAACTAAGACGGCCACATTTCAGACCGGAATGGCTGAGGCGGCCCGCTCTGCCCGGAGTGCCTTTAAAGACATCAGCTCGGGCGCGGCAGACATGGGTGATGGCGTCCAGCGCGGCAGCTTGGATGTCCGGCACGCCCTTGGCTTGGTG